AGGATGGAACGAAAAGAAACAGATACCGAGGAGACACAGCAGCGCGAAGAAGCGCGAAGGAACACGGAGAGGAACACGCGAGCACGCATCATGCGAGCGCAAGCGAGCGCATGCGCACCTGAGTGCACACGCGGATGCACCCGCGTAGACGCGCGCAAGCGCGAGCACGCGGAGGATTGAACACACGCGCACCCGCACGTGCACGCGTCCGCGCACAGAGAGGAATCCCGCACGCGCACAGGTGTGCACGGGGGAGCACGGGCGCGGGCAGGTCGGGAGGGGTCCTCGCATGAGCAATCCAAATTTGGGTGCACATAGTACTCGCACATTCATCAGGGCGTCCGCTGCTCCGAAACGATTACGAGTGCACGAGAACGATTAGAACTTACAGGCCGGATACCGGGACGGTACCCCAGCGCTATAAGAATGTCGTCTGCGTTCATTTCGTGTCCTCCACCAGCGCGGCGCGGCACTGCTCTCGCAGCACGGCAGAGCCACTGTACAGCACGATCAGGTCCTGCACGAGCACGTACAGGTCCGCCTGCGGTTCAGGGAGCTCAGCGGCCCGCTCAAGGCAGGATGCTGGCGGCACGAATACTTGCGTTCGCGGCTTCAGTGAGCTCGCGCAGCCTGTCAAGCTGAGCAGCAGAAGCAACGGGATGAGAAGTGTTCTCATTTGCATCCTCCTTGTCTAACCTTGCCCGGACGGCCCGGACTGCCTTCGCCTGCACGGCGCGTACGTCACTCTGCTGCACGTCCACGACGACCCGGGCCTTAGCCTTGGCCTCCAGCGTGCTCAGGGCAATCTCCAGCCCCTTCAGATCAGCCTGTACGGCGTTTAATTCCGTGCGGAGGGTCCTTGCCTCACCCCGGAAGTACAACGCGCCAGCGACGCTTATAGCGAGTCCTAGGGCTAGAACGCCTAGGATGGCCCACAGGGGCTTGCTCAGTATACCCATAGTACACAATCCCTCTCGAATAGTTTGCGCTCGTCTGCGCGCCGTACAACCAGCCCCTTGAGGCGTTTACCCTTGGCGTACACCCAGCGGTCGAACTCCGCTGCAGCTCCAAAGCAGTCACCTGCGTTCAGCTTGCGCAGCAGTGTGGACTTCCGGTACTGCGTCTCGCCGAGGTTGAACACGAAGCTCACCAGAGCATCGTACTGCCCCTGCGTGAGCTTCACGCGAGTGTGCTTAGCCACGCCTACCCCAGCGTACGTGAGGTCCTGCACGAGCAGTTCCTCGCACTGTGCGAGCGTAGCACGCTGGCCGAGGTACACCTTGCGAGTGCTGCCGTAGCAGATTGTCGGGACCTGTACAGCGTCCAAGTACGCGACGGTGCGCACACCCTCATGCACCTTGATTGACTGTACGCCTTGGGGGCTTGGGACAAAGGTGGATGCCAGCGCAAGGAGAACTACCCCTACGCCGGCAGCAACCTTACTCCTCGTCTGCATCGCACACACCCGCCCGCACGGCCTTCTTGTGCAAGAGCTTCTCGAAGCGCGCAGCCTCGTGCGCCTTGTAGTACCAGTTCACAAGGAACGTCCCGAGGGCGGTGATGATACCCACCCAGATCGCGAGTTCTTGCAGAGTCACACCACCGAACAGCGCAGTGCCGAGCCCAGTGATGTACGCCATTAAACTCGAATGTTTCTCCATTTTCATTCCTATCCCCGGCGCGAGCGACGGCTATCCATTGATCGCCGCGTTCCACGCGACGGAGTGTTGAAGTTCTTGTCCGCGTACCCCATAGGGTTCCGCATGAATGCTGCGTGTGCATCAAGGGCGCGTGCTGCTGCAGCCTTGTGCTCATCTTGGTCAAGTACGAACTTGAACTCGCGCACAGCGCCGGCCATCGCCTCTAGTCGGTCATCGTGTGGGAGTGATCCCCTGTCAGTCGTGATGTTCGCGAGCTGGTACCACAGGCTGAACCCGGTACGTGCCTCATGTCCGTGCTGCTTCCCGTACTTCACATCGGAGTCGAACACGCGCTGGTGCACGACAACCCGGTGCCGCTGCATCGCGGATACCATGCTGTCGATGATGCGCTTCTCCTTCTGCCCGGTGCTGTACTCACCAGTAACACAGTTCGCGAGATGCGCGAGGTCCTCGTACTGGCTGAGCACAGCCCGCAAGTGAATCTCGAACAGCCCGTGCCCCATGTTTGACTCGACCCGCAACCGCGACACCTTGTTCCGGCGTACGAAGTCACAAATCTCTGCCTCGTTCTCGGGGTTCAGGCCACCGCGAATACCGGCAACGTCGAGCACGTGGATGTACGGGCCAACAGCGCAAGCAGCGCCAAGGCCAATCTCGTCAGCGCCACCGCCAGCAGGGTCCACAAACATGAACACATCCTTGGGCGCTACGAAGTTCGTCTCGGTCGGCGCGGCGTAGTACATGCGCGCCATAGTGACAGGGAACTCAGGGCCGAGCTCGACGGCGTACTTCGGTGCAGCCTGCCACGCCACAATCTCCGGGAGGAGGTCGGGCGAGAAGTTAGCCACCACGAGGTCAGACAGCCGGAGCTGTTGCCGCATAGCATCCACGAGGGACGTGTCCAGCATGTACTGAAGCTGGAAGTCCTCGGGGCCTTTGTCTAGTTCTTTCTCGATGAGGTCCGCGTCGGTGTACCGTCCTGTGTCGGACGGCTGGCCGCGCTTACCGTCGAGGCCACCCCCAATGCGGAGGCTCGGGTCTGCGCGCATACGTTCAAGCACGAACGGCGCGAGACGGCCTGCGTACTTCTCCTCTTCGTCGAGGGTCGGGTAACGTCCCGGCCAGATACGAATCTCGAAGCCGCGACCTTGCAGCGTGTTGTAGATCGAGTCCTTCGACTGTGGCGTACCGAGATACAGAATATCACCGTGCGTACAGATCGAGCTGAACTCCTTTGAGAGGTGCAGGAGCTGGGCGCGCTGCATTGCGCTCAGTCCGTTCTTGTTGGATTCGATGTCGTCTGGGATCAGGAGGTCAGCGCGCTTGCCGGGCAGGTTCGATGTGATACCTGCGCATGCGACGGATGGCGACTTGTCCAGCCCTTTCAACGAGTAGTGCACATCGAACGCGAGCGCTGATGTGCGGTCGCCCAGCGTCTTGTCTGGGCGGAAACATTCTAGGATGTCCCACGTGAGGATTAAGCGAACGACGAGTGTTGCCACTTCCGTCGCTTGCCCTTCCCCTGCGGAGACAATGAGCACACGCGTGCTCGGGCGCTGAATAATGCGCCACACGGCGTACAGCGCGGCGAGCGTACTCTTCGCCTCACCCCGCTGTGCCATTACCATACGGAGGCGAGGCCCGTTCTGCATGTACTCTGCGATGTCCTCCTGCATCTCGGTCGTGTTGAAACCGAGGAAGGCCATACCGTCAATCGCGAAGTCGCGGAAGTCGGCGTACTGCTCAGCGAGGACAGCCGCGTGCGCGAACCGGACCTTTGCTTCCATATTACCCCTCCAGTACTTTCAGATCGGCCACGGCTAGTTTCACCACGTTCCCCCTGTTAGCTCGGCGAAGATCAGCCTGCTCGCGAAGTTTATCACGGAGCGCGGATAGATCGTCAGCGTCAGCGGGATCAGCCGATACGTTGTTGTCCTTCAGAAACTTGATGGCCGCACCTAGCGTTGCCGCGTCGGTGGGTAGGTCATCTTCCATGTCTTGCGTGATACGCGTACTCAAGGACTTCGCAATCAGTTTGTGAAGTCCTTCGAGCTCCGCAAGCGTTGCAGCGTTTGCCATTATTTCTCCTTCTTAATCCACGGGCGATACACGAACGTGCGGAGGCCGAGGTTCTCAGGTGTGGGGTTCTTCCACCCGTAATTCCAGTGGAAACGCCCGACTACCTTGGTGTCGTACAGCCACACCCAATGTGCATCCTTGACCGACAACACACGCTTGCCAAAGTTGGACACTGGGTTGCGGGCGCAGAGGAACCGCCACTGTTTCCAGTACACGCCCCCGGACGGTGCCTTGTAATGCGTGTCACCCCTACCGTACTTGAAGTTCCCGAACCACGTGGTCGTGCCGTCCCACTTCGTGAGGAGCATAATAGCAACAGCGGGGAAACTTAACGCGATCATTGGAAGTTGCACGCAGAAAAATATGAGGCTACTGATCAGGAACCTCATAGTCCTATGAGCTCCGAGCGCAGGGTGTCCGCCTCGTCCTCAAGCTTGGTGAGCTTGGTGATATCTGCTGGTCGGCCCCGCACAGCCTGCCCACGCAATGCCCGGACGGATTCTTGGTCGATCTTGAGCAGCCGAAGTTGAATCTCGGCAATGCGGGGATTGGGCAGCGGCTCAGCAGGCTCCGGTGTATTACCAGCAGCAAGCCACTCGCCAATGGCATCAACAGCACACGACTCCATCGAGCCATTAGCATTAGTGCGATAGACAACCAGCCCGCTCGCGTCTGTAAATTTCCAATTAGTCATAGCTCACACCCTGTAAAAAGGATTTTGTTTGTACTGTTACCAGCGTATATAATTCCCTCATGCTCAGTTGTGCCAATAGTTCCGAGTGTAAAACTCATTCCCGTAGATGTAAGATTACCCCCGAAACCCCCTGACATAGTTATTGAGCTGATAGGCCAGTTGTTGCTAGTATTGTTAAAATGCCATTGTGTTGGGTTATCAACTATTGCTCCTGTTGGCTGGACTCGTGGAGGTACCGGAAACTGGACTATAAAGAATCCGTCTGTATCAGATACGTTGACGTGCCCGTGTTCGGCAGGGGAAACCAAACAGGGTAAGTATCTCTGGCACAAAGCCAACTCAGTACCATAAGGTCGATGCTCGAACGGAGTGGCTACCGAACCAGCTTCAAGTTGAACACCCGTAATAGCAAAGATGTTACCTACTGTATCGAGACAGTTGACTTGGTTAGCCGTCCCAAAGAAATCACCCGTCTGCCATGCACCAGCCGTGGTCTGCATTGATGAGCCTGCACTCGTTGTAAAATGAACATATAATCCAATCCCGTTCGTCCAGTTCCATGTTCCGCCCGAGCTAGGTAGTCCACCTATTACGGTAATAGTTTTGTACTCCCAAGTGTTCGATGCACTTATGCTGTACTCGGCAATGTAAGCGCGATCAGCTCCTGAGTTCTTAAGTGCAACGCAATGAATACCCGTCTTAGCACTACGAACCCAGAAAGATAGTGTGAATGTTCGTCCGATCAAATCGCTGACGTTATAGCCCTCGATGTGCTGTGATACACCTGTCCTATCTCCCGAGGATATTGTAGTAAGGCTGGTCGTTACTGCACAACGCAGACTGTTGCTAAGCCCGGAACTGGCTGGAGCATCACCAATTACAGAGACAGTTACCGCATGTGCTGATGGAATTGTTCTATATACCCATCGATCGATAAGACCTTGCCCACCACCAGCATTCGGGAAGCTGGTTCCACGCTGAGCAATCTCCATCTTGCCGTTGTGAATCTTGTTGCGATGACCGAACTGCCCTAATGTCCCATCCGAGATAGCAGCCAGAGTCGGGTTGGTTATACTCACAGCAGTCCATGCAGAGCCAGCCCACACGTTCATCATGTTCGTGCCTGTGTTCCAATACAGCGCACCAGTAAGCAGGGCATTGCCATCATTGTCCAGCGTCGGAGCGCTCGCCTTACTGCCGAGGTATCTGTCATCAAACGAGTCGTAGGATGCGGCGGCGGCATCTGCTGATACCACTGCCTCTGCAGCCTTAGTCGTTGCCGTTACTGCGGAGCTAGCTGCGCTGATTGCAGACGCATCCGCTTCTGCGGCCTTGGTAGTAGCTGTAGCAGCAGACGCGGTGGCGCTAGTTGCACTCGTGCTTGCCGAGGAGGCGCTGCCCGCCGCCGCCGTTGCTGACGTGCTGGCGTTGCTCGCACTCGTGCTCGCGGAGGTTGCAGAGGCCGTTGCCGATGCGGCGCTACTTGATGCACTGGTGGCCGAGCTGGCCGCAGCAGTAGCACTCGCGGCAGCGTCCGTGCGGAGCGTGTTGACCTGCCCGAAGTTCGGAAGGTCAGTACCCTCTACAGCAGGCCCGACCTCTGTGATACGGTTGCCGTGCATGTTGATGTCGCCGTAGAAGTCACCCCCAAAGTTTGCTTCGGTAGCCTCCTGTGCGATGTGCAGAACCTGCAACAGGTCCTCATCCAGCGACTGTGCTGTGAAAGCCGCGCCCAAGGTGAACTTGTGGCGCAACTCAGAAATATCGGTGGTGCGCTTGACGAGCACTTCGACGCCGGCAGGAACTGCCGGGTCAAACGTGATCTGATTATCAGAGACGCCTACCCATGCCCAGTCCTCGGAAAGCACAGAGTCAAAGTACACTGCGATTTCAGAGCGGTCAAGATAGTCGAAGCTGACATCAAGCAACACCAAGCTGCCATCAGAGACAACAGTTTGGGTGCTATTTGCCATGTATTACTCCTTAATTTGTTCTGCCATGCCGCGAATGAAGGGGACTGCGGCGATTACTGGGAGCATCGTGAGTGCAGTGCTTGCACCCTTCTCAGCGTCGAGGTTTGTTGCGGCTTGGAATAGTTTAACGCCGCGGTCGAACGGGATCATACCGGGAGACCCTACGGCGTTGCTCTGCCCGGTGATCCACTTCAGGGGCTCACTGAATAACCCAAGCCCGCCCATCTGCCCGAGAGCAGTAGCTACAGCTTCGGTATCTTCCATAGGCCCTTTACCCAATACAACGGAGTGTGCCTGCACAGCGGCCAGCGCGAGCGGGAACTGGTACAGCAGCACGAGTCCAACTGCACCCGCACCATTCCGCTCCAGCCCGCCCATGAGGACTTTGTTGTGCGCCATCAGCACGAACGAGCGGTACGTGAACAGGAACTTCCCCACGTTGTCGAACGTGGCGAACGCGGGCATGTCACCAAGCCGTCCCTTCAGTACAGAGGCATCCATCATCTTAGCGAGTGCAGGGCGTACCTCTGCCCATACTGCGTCATCCCAAGCATCCACATTGAACCCCTTAGCGTCAATCTCTTTCGCCAGTTTGTCCATTACGGGTGCCTCTAAGCCGTACTTCTGTAGAGCCGCACGGGCCTTGGTATTGCCGCCTGCTGCCATCCGCACCCGGTCTAGGATCAGGTTCCCAACCATACGGGCTTGGTGGTGGTGCACGTACTTCATGGCATTTGCATAGGGTACTGCCTGCCCGATAGTCTGGGCGGACAACTGCAGCGCGCTGCCGTGCGGCATATCATACCCATCCTCATAGCGGGCGAGGAATGGCCGCATGCGCAGGGACTGCACAGAGTGGTTCGCCAGCACTGTCTCAAGAGACTGCGCGGTGTCCGCATCAGGGCGCATGAGCTGCCTGAATCCCGGCATCTCCTGCATGGCGTACTTCATGGACTTCATTAGGCCGTACTCGCCCATTGCGGTTGCGTACTCCGTCATCTGCCACAGCCCGGACCATACCAGCGAAATACTGCGCCCGTACACACCGAGCAACCGCATATTCTCGTGCAGCCGCTGACCAGAGGGCTCACCCCGGAAGTTCGCAATAACATCGTCGAACAGGTCCTTCGCCTCCCCGCGCTTCTCCAGCGGTGTATCGTGCAGTAGATCATTCCTGAGCTTCTCCACATCGGAGCGCTTCTTCAGGCCCTTGCGTGCGAACGCTGCTTGCGTAGCCACACGCTGGTTGTACTGGTCCACAATGGTCGCCACGCGGGAGTCGATGAGGTCCATGACGCTCACCTCCATATCCCCCACGCGAACAGTCGTGTCGTAGTCCAAGTCCATACGCTGCTTGAGCATGCCAGCCTTGCCGGCCTCGTCATCTACATTGCGTAGGACGTTCAGTGCACGCTCTACATCGGCATCGTTCATGGTCTGGCTCAGAATATCCCTGAGCTCCTTCAGCGTACCCTCGCCTGCTGGTGCATTGAACAGCGAGTCCTCGAAGTACCCCTTGCGGAGCGCACGGTCAGTGATTGCCCCTGCGATCTGCTTAGCAGTAACATCATCCATCGTGTTCGCCCGCTTGAGGGACTTCGCCACGAGTTCTACAACCTTACCATGCGCTGCCTTGCGATCCAGCCCCATACCCTCGAACTTATGAATCACCTCGTCGATCATGGCGCTGTTCCACTTCCGGTTCAGGTAGCCCGGGCGTTCCAGCAAGTGCTCCGTGCCCTCAACGCCAGCGGCCTTCATCTCAGCCAGTGCGCGCTTATGCCCCTCATCGAGCTTGTCAGCCATTGCGGCGATCTTCGGGTCTACCCCCTCAGCGTTGCTGGGGATGCCATTCCTGTGCTGCACCTCACGGCGGAAGAGTTCCCGCTGTACCGCCCGCTCGATGTCCGCCTGCGCAGCATACGCTGCACGGCTTGTGAACGGGTTAATCATCTTGAGCGTGCCGAATCCGGCCTCTGCCATAGAGTCACGCAGCAGAGACTCGTACTCCACTTGGGAGCGGCGTAAGTCATGCAGGATTGCTTCGCGGTGCGACTCTACGCTGTGCCGGCTCAGGTCGGAGTTATTGTCGAACAACAGGTCAGCCGCCTTCTTACCAGCAGCGCCATAGTTCGCCATTGTCTTCCGCATGTTCCACTGCAACTTTTCACCTAGGCCCCGCCGCTTAGAGTCGCGTGCGAGCTGCTTATCCACTGCTGCAACTACTGCAGCTTGGTCGGTATTAACCGCACCGGGGCGCAGCTCTTCGGGTGCCATTGCAGGCGCAGGACTATCCCGCAGCACAGCCTTAGGGATCGGGATAGATACATCACCAGTCTCGCCCACCAGCTTTGTGCCGTGGGGCGGAACCTTGCCCTTCAATACAACGGGCATCTGCTCGAAGAAGTTCTCACGCAGAACATCAGCCCGGTGCCGTCCCTCGTGCCCGGTAACCTTGGCACCGTCCAATGTAAGGAACGGCACTTCATCCAGCCCACCCTTGGTGATGGCGGTGCGGATAGGTACGCGCTTCTCCTCGGCTAGCGCAGTGATTTGCTCTGGGGTAAGGTCCTTGTACGTGCGTGCCCGTGGGTACGCCAAGGCGAGGAAGTCATCAACGTCCATCATCACCAGCCGGCCCTTCTCTGAGTCGGCGCTGCCTGCGTACCGCTTGGCATTCTGGATTGCCTGCTCGTCAAACACGTTGCTGAACTCATGCAGGAACGGCTTCGGGATGTTGAAGTCCGGGCCGTACGCTACCCTCTTACCCGAGCGATCCACGTAGTGCGTATCCCGCGCTGTGAGCAGCGTGTCGAGTTGGTATAGCACCTCGTCGAGCTTAGTGCCAGTGGCTTTGATACCTAGGATACTCGCGATGTTCTGCAGGAGCTCCTGCCATGCCGTCTTGCCCTTGGTAGTACCCGGCTTACTCGCCAACCACCTCTGGAACTCCTCGGAGCTAGCTGCCTGCGCAGTGAACTCGTGTAGGTCCTTGAAGGCGTACTCAGTGTGGCCGGGAACGTCCTTGCCTGCCTTCTTACCCGACTCGAACTCCCACTGCTCACGCATCTGCTTGAACAGTCGATCCAGTCCCTCGACACCCTCACGCGTCTGCGCGCCGAGCTTGGCGGCATTACCGTCCAAGAACGTCTGGATAGGACGTATCGTCGCAACGTGCACAGCCTCATGCAGCACTGTGAACGGCGTGCTGTCTTTACGCAGCACTGCGAATCCGCCGTGCGAAACGTACGCCCGTGCATTCCCAGAAAGGCGCACCGGCATATCCCACACTGCAGGGTCTGCGAGTTCCCTAAGAGACTTCGCTGCTGCTGACAACCGTGGGTCCGTACCCTCAACAACGCTATCGAGATACACGCGGAACGTGTGCTTACCGGGCAGTGAGTCCGGGGTCTCCTTGCGGCGGCTGAGCTCTGCAGTCAGCACCTCAATCTCCACCTTCTCCGCTGGCGTGATGATGTTCGGCTGCTCGCCTTCGATCTTGCGCTCTACACCCGAGTCATCCAGCATAGTTTGATCAGGGGTGCCATCTCGCTTCTGGCGCAACGCTGTGAGACGTGCCTCCATGTCCTGTTCGTTCGCCATGCGGTAGCGCATGCCCGACTCTGCCGAGCTGATACTTGCATCTAGGGTGGCCTTTGGAAAGTCCGGGTCGGCATTCACCATACCCTTACCGGGCTTGTAGAACACAGTACCGAGTGCGCCGGCCACACCCATGTTCAGGGCGAGCTCCAAGTCTGAGTGCGCCCCTTCCCCCCCAGCCGTAATGCCACCAGCAATTGCAGCGCTACCAACTGCCGAGACAGTACGACCTGCCACACCAACCACTCGGCCAACACGTAGAGCAGGCGGCACGGCCAGCCACACCGGGTCTAGGAACTGCGTTGCAAGACCAGCTACCGGGTGTGCCCCGGCAACCTGCTGAGCGGCGCGCTGCTCCTGTAGAACCTGCACAGCGTACTCTGCTGACTTGAAGCCCTTGGCCGTTGCCATGTAGTACTCATGCTCATCCGGCGTCAACTGCATAGGCAGATTTTCCAAGTGCTCAAACTGGTTGAACGGCTCGGTCTCATTCTCGAATGATGGGCGGCGTAGGCGCTGCACAATGCGTGCCGTGTCCCACGTCTTAACTGCTGCCGTTATCCCTTCAAGTACCCCCGTGTCCGGTAGGGCCGCACGCGCAGCGCGCTGCTGCTGTGCCTCAACGAATCCCGGCTCCCCCGCGAGCGTGGTGTCGTCGAACTGAACGGGCGGACCATCCTGCAGCGGGGTGCTAAGACCGGACACGCCGGCCTCCGGTGCTACTGGGCGGGCGGTTGGTACCGCGCTGCCATACGGCCCCGTGATGTAATCCTGCTCTGCCATACTTTACTCTCCTTGTGTAGATTGCTCGATGAGTTTCAGGTAATGCTTGCGACGTTTCGTGAGGTCCATGTTCGACTCTCCCCGCTTCTTCGGGTCTACACTGTAGTACCAAGCAGCGGTCTTCTTGAATGCTTCCTGTGCCTTCGCAGTGTTGCCCGGTTTGAGTTCCGCAAGGAAGCTCTGGTATGCCCGCGCAGTGTTGGTCGGCTGCTTCGTCTTCGGGTCCTTAGCTGTGCTGAATGCCGCCCCAGACTGATACGCAAGCTCAGACAGCAGCAAGAACGCAGGCTGGTTCCCCTCTAGTCCTAACGAGGTTACAACCCTGCGGCCCGCGGCTGCTGCTTCTGATGATGCGCCTAGGAAGCTGATGCGAATGTCTGCCTCACTCACCTTACCATCCGGCCCCGGCTTCGGAGCGTTCGGGTTGTG